GGTAGTTATATACAATGCCACGCTTGCAGGAGATTGACCAACTTGTACATCAGATAGTCTTTCAGTCTCAGCGTAAGCTTTAGCAATACTTCCGTAAATTGACGGTAAACTTAATGCTCTAAGTAGATAATCATCAACTGTAACTGTTCTTAGTTGGTTTTGAAAATTCACTAAGCTATTCTGCCGAATCTCTTCTATACTATCTCCATCTTGTCCTCCGGAAGCCGCTTCTGGGTTAGTTACAAATAAAGAATTAAAGATGTCTGCCCTTATTGTAGCGTCAGAAACTGGTATATTAAACTTAACTGTGTCTGAGATGACTGTTGTAAGATCATTCTGTGGTACGTTTGAGATTACACCACCGCCTACATAATAGGTTACTGTTAGTGTAGTATTGGATGGAGCTGTTCCGTATGTGTTGGTAAAAATATAGTTTGTAGGTGAAAAAGCAGTTGTTAGTTTATCTCTTTCAAAAGGTAAACCTAATCCTACGTTATTTGGGTTTGGGACTAGTTCTTCGTCTGAATTATTAGCAGTTCCAGCTCCGAACTGTATCTGCAGTGTTGTTTCGTTTAGAAAACGGCTTACAAACCTATTAGCTACTTCTTTTGTTTGTAGTAAAAAAGGAACATTACTATCAGTTGAGTATGTTGGATTATTTGTATTTGTATTTTTTATTGAGTCAAAAATGCTATCTTGACCTAGATGTGATACTTCATACCATGTATTACCGTCACTATCGACGATACTCTGAATACTTATTATGTTATCATCTACTAGCTCTACAGTTGCAAATGGGATTGGATCTCCGAATTGAAATGTAGTAGTTTTTACAGTAGCAGAGATTGCATTTATTGATTTTTTTAATAAAAAACTCTCTACTGTAGTTCCGTTAATTTCGTAAATACTAACCTCGGTGGGTGAAGTACTGCTTGAAAAGGCAAAATCTAAAGTATCTCCGGTTATAAATGTGATTGCAGGGTTTGTAGTTGATTTTACAAGAGTGTTAGGTTGTACAGTTAGTGCATAAGTAAAATCAGGGGTGTTACCGATTGCGGGGAGTTGTTGATAGAAGTCTAAGGTAGTAGTAGCAGCACCGGTGACTTTTGGTTTGTAACCGAGAAGATAGGCTAACTCATACAAATTTTGAGTTTGTCGAGCGTACTGCATAAAGGTCTCTTGTATCTGATTATCTAGGTAGAAGGACATTATATCACCAACGTAGGCGGCCATCTCCATAAACAACATACCTGGGGAGGAGGGAGTAAAGTCGTTATAAGTTGTTGGGAAGTACGTCTTTGTGTACTGTATTAGTTGATCTCTTAAACTGTTGAAATCCCTGTTTACGTATTTTATATTTCTTTGAACTGCCATTAGGTTATAATTATTTCTAGATTATCGGTTATACCAAAATTAATAACATTGTAAGTTAGGGATACCATAAGCATATTCTCATCAGGAGTACCGAATACATCCAATACATTTATCTGTACATTAGGAAAATATTTACTTAAATCTGCTTGAACTCTTTGCTTTACGATATCAAAAGTCCTCTGTTCTAAGTTTTCAAACACTATATCTCTTAAACCACCGCCGAAGAGGGGGTTCATATACCTCTCGCCTGGGCTTGTCATAAAGTAGTTTCTTAAGTTCGATTTTAACTGTTCTTTAGTAGTGTATGTAGAAGTAAATACTGACGGTGAAGAAAATGGAATGCTTACACCTACAGCAACTCTAGGTTTAGTATCAATCGGGAACTTATTTGCTACTCTAAATGCCATTATCTCTTATTGATAAGACCCATAATTTGGTCTAGGTTAACCTCGCCAGGGGGTAGTGAAGATCCTTCACCGGCTGTGTTTACGGTTGCTGGAGGTCTATATCCAGGTTGAGCTCCGAAGCTTACAGCATCGTTAGAGGTCATTGAAATGTTTCCGTTTCTTGATTCCATCATTCCACCTAATAACTCTTTGTATTTATCCCTTGCATTAATAGAAGGAGCGGTTGGTGTACCTGCTAAAGTTTGAACTGGTTGAACATAACTTTCTTGAATAACTGCCTTAGGAGCACGTACTGCTTCCAATAGGATATCTTTCATTTCTTCCTGAATAGCTTCCTTTACAGCTTCTTTGATGAGTTTTTTAAATAATTTGGTATCCATCTTTTATAAATATTTCTTAATTGGCTTTTAGATTTTGCGTATCTATAACTAATTGCAACTGCTGTAATAATAGTTCAGGGTTACTAGTGAAGGAGGTTGGAGTCTTAAGTACAGGAGTTCCAGTTGCGTTGTAAGCGATACCTACCCTACTTTGGTATGTACCTGCAGTTATAGGTGTTAACTCTACTTTTAAAGTAAATCCTTTATATACAATCTCGTTATCTTGCATCTGTTTGATGAGGATTGGATCTGCTAAATTGTTTAATTCTTCGTTTAATGCTTCGAAAGGTATATCTTGTTCTTGTGAGCATTCTTTAATTAGGAAATCTAATTTATTTAAATAATCTATAATTAAACCAAGAATATACCCTATTATTGACGAAATTGTGGTTAATCCAGTTGCGATGATCCCGTACAATTCTAACCGTTTTTCTAATCTACTCTTTACTGTATCTATAGCAGATATGTACGGTGGTGGAGCTGCAACGTAACTTGCTAAACCTATTTTTAATGCTTGTATGATTACAGTGGTTGAAACCCCTATTACTTGTAATACTCTAACAATACTATATGCTATATTTAACTGCCTTACTAAGGTGTTTCTTTTTGCTATAATTATTTTTAATTCCGCCTCTGTCGGACATGATTTTAACTTCCCTAAAATAGCTTTACTAGCTCCTGATTGTAACGCTTGTATTATACTTGGACCGAAAGCATTAAATAATGTTATTAATACAGGTACTAAATTTTCCTTTAACCATTCTTTTCTTTCTTGAAATAATTTAATTAACTGCTCTTCAGTTGGAAGTTTAAATTTATTAGCGAGGTCAATTATTTTGGTTTCAGCGGTATTAATTTTATCTCTAATTGACCTTTGCAATTCTTCAAAAGCGTAAGTAAAACCTGATAATTTTATATCTCCGAGTTCGTATATTGTATATTCTGAAGCTTTTACTTCTTCTTGAGCTTCGGGCATATACACTCTAAGTTCTTCTATAGTAGTAATTTCTTCTATAGGACCAACTTTACTAGCGTTTTTTGGGCTTATTTTATTGATTTGCTTATCACCTAATGTAGTCTCTTGTGGTGGTTGAAAGTACAACGTGACACTATTCGGTACGAAATACTGGTCAGGGATATACATGTAGAAAGATCCTGAAGAATCTGTTATGCCAGATGCAGTATACTGTATAGGGACAGTAGGTGGAGTAGTAGTAGTTTCTGTAAATGTATCGTTGACAGTGCTTCCGATGTCAGTTGCGTTTTCAGTTGCTACTTGACCGTCGGGGGTTAGTGTGTTTGATGTATACACTAATTTCACCTCTGGGACATAATCTCCGAAATCATCCCGTACTGTTCCTTGTAATATTACGTAGGGTTGAAACTCTTCTCCTTTTACTTCTGCCATTACTGTATTTTAACTGTGTTTGATAATACACTAGAGTTTGTTATATCCCCGTTAGGTGTGTTTTTTGTACCTAGTGCTTTCTGGAGATTATTTATCGCAGAGCCGAACGTTGCACTAACATCAATTAATGATTGTACAGGTCCTCCACTATTTGCTGCAGAACTTAGCGCTACTTGAACTTGTTTCAAAGCAATTAGAAAAGAGTTTAGTTCTTTTACTAATGTATCTCCTTTTATAGCTCTCTCCTTTGCATCTGCTGATCCTAGGGTTATATTTACACTACGGACTGTGAATGAGGGGGAATCAATATTTGTAGAATCGTTAGAACTTAGAAGTATTCCTTTTGCACCGCTCAATATTATTGAATCTGATGTTGAGTTAAAGAAAAGTCTTCCGGAAGATAGTATGATTTGTGGATTTATAAAGCTTGAAGCGTTGGCAGGGATATACTGTTCTGGTCTATAACTAGCGGTTTTGAATGAACTTGGAGTTAAGGGAATTTGTTGGTTTGAGGTTAAGTATATAGAGGAGAAATCTGTATTAATATCTTCAGATACATTTACCCAGGGGTCTTGTCTAAAATCAATTTTTTGACCGTTTCTCAGAATAGTAATTGGTGAGTTAAAAGCTTGGTAATTAGACCAGTTGTTCTTTAATCCAAATTGAGAAGTACTACTAAATCTTAAACTATTACCGTATCTTCCCTCCATTATAACATCTCCAGGGTATGGAGCGAGGGTTCGTATGTATTTATTTTCAACAAAAGGATCTCCAGGTTTGAAGATCTCGGTTCCTTCATCATTGACTCTCCTAACTAAAGTTCCGCCAACGAGGGGGTAATCAGCTTTTTGATCCCCTGGTAAAGTGTTTACTCCTGGGTTAGCGTAAATCTGATCTGGGGTAGCGTTATGGTGACTAGATGCCCAAACATTAGTAGGCGGTAGGTAGTAATATTGATAAGATGTAGGGTCGTTTAGTACGCCGGAATCAGAGCTTATTACTAGTAGAACTATTTCATTATCAACTGGGAAGTGTTTTATATTCGGAAATAAAGGTAGTGCAAAGTTTTTTGTATCTAGTGATTTGTCTGTTGTCGATGTCTTAACGTACTCCCAAACGATACCGCCGATAGAGGCCCATTCACCATATTTCTTAAATAAGTCCGGGTATGTTTTATCATCTAGTATTACTGCTAATACTCTTACAGGTTCTAGATTTAAACTACTTGGCATTACTTATCTTCTTTAATGTTGTTGATCTCTTTCATTAACTGCTCTCTCTCCTCATCGGAGATTCCGAATGAGTCTGTAGCAGAGTCTTGATTCTGGAAGATACGTTGTATG